GCAAAAGTATTTAGTCGAGCAAATCTTCCAATGAAATGGACAACACCCATAGGGTTTCCCGTAATGCAAGATTACAGATACTTAAATAAATTTAAAGTTAAAACAAGTATTGCAGGGTCAATGGTTTACACAACATTAAGACGACAAATGGATAGAAAAGATACTAGAAAAATGGCTTCTGCAGCTAGTCCTAACATTGTTCATAGTTTAGACGGTGCGATTGCTTGTGCCACAGCTTTGTACTGTAAAATGGACACTAAACCAATTCCTAATCTTATGATGATACACGATTCATTTGCTACAACACCTAATCGTATTGATGATTTACATCGCATAATACGTCAAGTTGTGGTCGACTTATTTTCTGGTGATTATCTGGAGAAGCTCTACCTAGAATTTCTCGACCAATTACCTGAAGATTTAAAAGAAAAAATAAAACCACCACCTGAACGTGGAAGTTTGGAGATATCTTCTGTCAAAAACAGTAGATATTTTTTCAGCTAAATGGTAATGATAACATTATATTAACGAGAAAGGAACAAATGACAAAGTTATTAGTGTATGGAACTTTAAAATCTGACGGTGCTCTACACAAAGCGTTAGAGGGCAGTAAATTAATAGATAGAAACTATATTACATTTTCTAAAAAATTTGTAATGACATCAGCAGGTGGAAATTCGTTTCCATATATTTATGAAAAAGACAACGGTGGGTTTGCAGTAAAAGGTGAACTCTATGAAGTTAATGAAGAAACATTAAAACGTACAAACATGATCGAATGTGGTGCAGGTTATCATTACAAAGAAATTGATACTGATGTGTTTGGATATGTTTACCCAGAAAAAGTTGGACAGTTATCTAAAGGAGTTGTTTTAGATTACCAAAATAAATTTTGGGAATGGCAAAATGCTTAATGGATTTAATAATATTAAACGATGGTCTATACCACCTAGTCGAAGTGACAAAGGAAATGACAAAAGGTATAGAATTATTAAGTGAAATAAATTGCTTTGATCTTTGTGACATTTTACGATTACATTTAACAACTTACCATGAAGCACCTTTTAATGTTCATGTAATGAATGACGGTAGTGGAAATTTAATGGGTTGTATTTGTAAATGATTATATATGGTAAACCAATAAAGCATAAAACTTTAAAGAGAATAATTATAGTTATTTTAATACTATTGTTAAGTGTTATTTTATTATCTTGTACTAAAAAACTTGACCCAACAACAAGTATTTTAAAACATGTTTTTATAAAAAAAAAGTAATCAAGGATAACGAGTTTAGGTGTACACATGGAGGTACTACATATGCAAAAAACAATTAAGTTAAAAACGCATACGACAAGTGAGGGTATTGCAAATTATCCTTATTTGTTTTCGCCAGATACAAAATTCGATCATAACGGATTGTATCGAACGAAACTAACTTTACCTAAAATACAAGCTAAACCGATTGTTGATTTAGTAGAAGAAACAATCACGGAAGCATCGAGTAAAAATAAAGGTAAGTTATCTCCCCATAAACCGTACAAATCGTTAAAAGATGGTTCGGTTGAGTTTACTTTTAAATTAAAAGCAAAAGTAAATACGAAAAGTGGAACTGACTTTGAGCAACGCCCAAAGGTATTTGACGCTAAAGGCATACCAATTACACAAACATTGTCTGTCTATAGTGGTACAAAAATGAAGGTCGCTTTTCAATGTGTCCCTTACTTCACTAACATGCTTGGTGCAGGTTGTACTTTAAGATTAAAGGCAGTCCAAATCATTGAGTTGGTTGAGGGTAAAGGAAATGGGGAAAACGCAGAAGAACAATTTGGTTTTTCACAAGAAGACGGTTTCGAAATGAAACCTACAAATCAAAATGTGGAAGTATCGCAAGAAGAAGAAAGCGACTTCTAAATTTAGAAGTGGGCTTGAAGTGTCTGTTATTGAAAACCTAACTAAAAGAAAAGTTAGTTTTAAATATGAGAAATGCGTAGTGCATTACTTCAAGCCCTCTAAAGAACATAAGTATACGCCTGATTTAGAATTAGATAATGGACTTATTATTGAAATTAAAGGTTACTTGAAACGAGAAGATAGAATGAAACATATTCTTGTTAAACAACAACACCCTAAATTAGACATTAGATTTGTCTTCGGTAATTCGAAAAACAAAATTTATAAAACGTCAAAAACAACATACGCAGATTGGTGTACCAAAAATGGTTTTCAATATGCAGATAAATTAATACCAGAGGAGTGGCTATGGGAGATCAAGAAAACGATAAAACATTAGAGAACGAAGTAAAGATAACAAGTACAGAAAAAACTGAAAATGAAGCGTTAGCAAAAGCGTCAAAACTTATTGCAGATCAAACGCAAATGATTGCTATGTTAAGAAGTAAAATTACACAGTTAAGTACGAGGTGTACTGATTTATTTAAAGCTAATTTAAATTTAGAAGAAATAAATCAACAACATAAAAAATTAAACGGTGAGTTAAATGTAGAGTTGTCGTCCTTAAAACCTAAAGGAATAAAATTAAGTTACGACACTAATGAGCCAGAAAAAGAAACAACCGTGTTTGGAACAAAAATATGAAAAGAGAAATAGAATTTGAAACAGTAGTTAAGAAGACAGGAATAGAAACTTTAATTGACATAGGGTCTGGTTTTCTTTTAGCAATCTTAACTCAAATTATTGTTTTTCCTTTTTTTGGATATGAAGTAACTATTTTAAATAGCATACATCTTGCTTTAATTTTTACTGCTATCTCAATGTTAAGAAGTTGGTGTTGGAGAATGTATTTTAATTACAAAGATATATCTAATTGGTTTGGTAAGTAATTATGAAACCAGAAACGGAGTTAAATGAAAGTACGTTTATTGCTCACTTACCTTGTAAATCTTGTGGCTCGTCTGATGCAAATTCCTTATATGATGATGGGCATACTTTTTGCTTTAGTTGCAACACTTATGGGTCTGCAGATAAAACTAATCAACCTACTACAAAAATTAATATGCAAACAAATAATACCCTTATACAAGGCGAGTGTAAACCTTTGCCAAAAAGGAATATCACACTTGAAAGTACGACTTTCTGGAACTACCAAATCGCAGAAGACAAAGGACAAAAAGTCCAAGTAGCAACGTACTACAACAAAGACAAACAACCTGTCTTTCAAAAAATTAGAGATAAAGATAAAAACTTTAGAACTTTAGGAACTATAAAAGAAGCCCTCTTATATGGTCAAGAGAAGTGGAATAGTGGAGGTCGAATTTGCTGTGTTTGCGAAGGAGAAATTGACACTATTTCACTCTCTCAAATTTTTAACCATAAATATGCAACAGTAGGAATACCTAACGGTGTTAATGGAGCAGTTAAGTCTATTAAAAATCAGTTAGAATATTTAGAGAGTTTTCAAACGGTCGTGGTTTTTTTCGATCAAGATAAATACGGTTTTGATGCAGCTCAAAAAGTTGCAGAACTATTTACAGTAGGTAAATGTAAAATAGCAACACTACCCTTAAAAGACGTTAATGAAATGCTTGTAGCTAATAGACAAGAAGAAGTTGTTAAAGCTATGTGGGCAGCAAAAGTTTATAGACCTGACGGAGTAGTGGCAGGAGAAGAACTTTGGGACGTAGTTAGAGTTGCAGATGAAAAAGCAAAAGTATTTTATCCCTATGAAGGACTGAATAGAAAACTATTTGGTATTAGGAAAAAAGAAATTGTAACTGTTACTGGGGGGTCTGGAATTGGAAAATCATTACTTACAAAAGAGATTGCATATAAATTAGTTAAAGAAGATGTTAAAGTTGGAATTATAAGTTTAGAAGAAAGTATTAAAAGAACTTGTGAAGGTCTTATGAGTTTACACTTAAATAAACCAATACATATAGATCGAGAAGGCATTAGTGATAGTCAGCTTAAAAAAAGTTTTGATGAAACTGTTGGTGGTGGTAATGTTTTTATGTACGACCATTGGGGGTCAATTCAAGAAGATACAATATTAAATAAAATAAGATACTTTGCTAAAGCATTAGATATAGAATATTTAATTATAGATCACATTTCAATTATTGTTAGTGGTTTAGAAACTAACGATGAAAGAAAAACTATTGATGTGTTAATGACTAAATTAAGATCGTTAACTCAAGCATTAGATATAGGTGTAATTATTGTTTCACATTTAAAAAGACCAGAGGGAAACAAAGATCATACTGACGGTCTTAAAACTTCACTAGGACAATTAAGAGGTTCAGCAAGTATTGGACAACTTTCAGATGTAGTTATTGGAGTAGAAAGAAATGTATCAGCAGAACAAGAAAATCAAACTGTATGTAGAATTTTAAAAAATAGATTTGCAGGAATAACTGGAGTTGCCTGTCAATTAAAATATGACAACGAGAAGGGTAGATTATTTGAACATGACAGCACCGTTAATTTTTGACATTGAAACAGATGGACTTGAACCTAGTAAAGTCCATTGTTTAGTAATTAATAGAGAAGGTAAAATCCATACCTTTATCGAAGACAAAATACCAAATGGACTAGATATGATGAGTAACAACTTAATAGTCGCCCATAACGGTATCAAGTACGACCTCCCTGTGCTTGAAAAACTTTATGGCTATTCCCATAAAAAGGAATTAGTGCACGACACTTTAGTTTTAAGTCGCCTTATCTACCCAGATATCAAAGAGCTAGATGTTAAGTTGTTAACGAAAGGACGTATCTTAAATCATTTGGTTGGTAAGCATAACCTCGAAAGTTGGGGTTATCGCTTACAGTTAGAGAAAGGCGATTTCAATAAAGCCAACGATTGGTCGTCCTTCTCTGACGAGATGTTAGAGTATTGTATTCAAGATACAAAAATTACAGCAAAACTTTATAATAAATTAATTGATAAAAAGTTTGGACATCATTCAATAGATTTAGAACACCAAGTTGCTTTTATCTTAAATGAACAAGAACGAAAAGGTTTTGCGTTTGATGAAAAGAAAGCATTTGCTTTACATGGTAAAATGTTAAAACGATCAACAGAATTAAAAAAACAATTAGAAGATGTGTTTGGTACTTGGACAGTTGATTTAGGTATGTTTACCCCTAAAGTTAACTCGACAAAATATGGTTATAAGAAAGGTGTACCTGTAAAGAAAACTAAACAGGTTGCATTTAACCCATCTTCTCGACAACATATTGCAAATAGATTAATAACTTTACGTAATTGGAAACCAGATAAGTTTACTCCCACAGGGCAGCCAATGGTAGACGAAGATACTTTAAATAAATTAACCTACCCAGAAGCAAAATTATTAGCTGAATATTTAAGTTTAGAGAAAAGATTAGGCATGTTAGCTGACGGTAAAAATGCTTGGTTAAAAGTAGTTAAAAAAGGTCGAGTACATACGTTTTATGTAACTAATGTAATTACAGGTCGTATGGCAGCTCGAAGCCCGAACTTACAACAAGTACCTAGTATACACAGTTTTTATGGCAAAGAATGTCGAGAATTGTTTGTACCTTCGGTCGACAAAGTTTTAGTTGGAGCTGATGCTTCAGGAATTGAAGCTAAATGTTTAGCCCATTATATAAGTAATTATAAAGGTGGTAAAGAATATACAGATTTAATTTTAAATGGTGACATTCATACTTATAATATGAAAGCAGTTAATTTAAAAGATAGACAACTAGCGAAGACAATGCTTTATGCCATTCTTTATGGTTGCAGTTTTCGTAGGTTATCACAAATACTTCAAGTACCTTTACATGAAGGTAAACAAGTATTAGAAAAGTTTTACGAACAATTACCTTTTTTAAAAGAAATTAAAAACGATTTACTTTCAAGATTAGAAGACGGTGGTGAAATACGAGCTATCGATAAAAGAATATTAACAATACGATCAGGACACGCAGCTCTCAATAGTTTAATTCAAAGTTGTGCAGCAATAGTTATGAAAACAGCTTTAGTTATTCTTTGGGAAAAATTAAAAGACAAAGACGCATTTGTTGTGGCTAATATACATGACGAATTTCAAATAGAAACTAATAAAGAGTTGGCAGAAGAAGTAGGTCAAATTGCAGTTAAATCTATTCAAGAAGCAGGAGAACAACTCAAACTCCGAGTGCCTCTCGCAGCAGAATACAAAGTCGGAAAGAACTGGGCAGAAACCC